TAATTGCCGATAACCACATGATTAGTAAGCCTTAGAATTTCTTTTCTTTTCAGCCAGCATTCTTTTTTGACCACCAACTGGCATTTCAGGTTTTCCTGTACCAATGTAGTTAAAAGCCTTGTCAGCAGTTGTTTTAGATCTAGGATCTATTTCAACTTGTTGTTCGCCGACTTGAACTGGTTTAATTTTATCAAGTTTTTGCATTTTTACTCCTTTTATCTTAGTCTTCGTCTATCATAACTTGAGCTTTTTGTACACCAGATTTCGCAAGGCTAACTCCAGCTCGTAATTTTGATAAATCTTCGTTTTGTTCTAACTTATCTTCAAAGTTTTCTCTAGCTTGCATCAATCTTGCTCTTGCAAGTTCGACTTGAGCCTCGTCATTGTCTCTTTTTCTCTCATTTTCCATCGCACGTAGGTCAACTTCACGTGATTTTAGCTTCAATAGTGGGTCAGAATCAAATTGTGATGTAATTTTCTTCTCTTCCTTCATGAAATCTTCTGTCATTTCTGCAACTAGCACTGCTTTTCTAGCTTCAATTTGATTTGTAAGCATCTGTAACTGTTGTTGTATTTGTGGATTTGTTGCTGCTTGTTGTTGCATCATCATCATTTGCTGTAATTGTTCTCTAAATTCAAGTTGAACTTGTTCTTGAGCCATGATTGATATGTGTTCTAAAATATTTTTTTGTATTGCTGCCATAATTGCAGGATTATTTCTAACCATATTAGTTGACATAAAACTTAAATGCGCTGTGATGTGTGCTCTGTGATCTTGACCAGGAAAAGCTTGGAAAGGTTTACCTGCTAAAGCGTTGATGTGTTCCATACTTGGATCCATCGGCTGCATTGGTGCAGGTGGTGGTAATATTTGATCAATATTTTTAACACCGATTGCTTCATACATCTTTCTGTAGGCAGCGTAAAGATTATGTATCTGTGGATTTGATTGCGCTAGTTGTAATTCTGTTTGCGCCATCGATATTCTTTGTGCCATTGAGAATATATTAGGATCAGCTACAGGTAAAACGTCAACTCTGTTGTCAAAGTCAACTTGTTTAATGTTCCGTGCGCCACCAACCACGTCGTATGGATATTCTGGTGGTAAATATTGTGAAACTACTTTGGATAATAATTTAAATTCTTTTTTCATACCTGCGTATAATCTTTTGTGAATAGCAGACATGACTCGTGAACCACGTTCTAATAATGCAATCGTTGTACCAACAGCAGCTTGTTGATTACCATCACCGACTTGCATGTCAGCAATAGCAGCAAACCTTTGACCAGCGCCCACGACTATACCCATTAATTGTAGTAGTGTTGCTGATGGTTCTTTGTAAGGTAGTGGGAAGAATGCATCACGTAAAGATCCACCTGGTGCATCAACATCTTTAAACTCACCTGGTTGAATAGGTGATGCTTCATCTCTAACTCTTACACCTCTCTGCTTAAATCCTGCTGGAAGATTCGAGAGAGTTCCCGCATCTAATAATTGACGGAGAGCAGCCGTTGCCGTTCTGCTCAATCCGCCAATCATATGGATTAATCCGAAGCCATAGAATCCTAGTCCTGGCAGAAACTTAAAGTGGACAAAATATTGGATTTTAGTTTTCTTTATGTCATCGGGTCCATAGTTACGTCTAATAGATAGAACCTTTCTGCTACCTTCTTCAACGGTAACAATATAAGGGAGCTTAATACCTGTAGGTTCATTATTAGAATCAACTTCTTCAAATCCTTCTAAATCTAAATTTACATGACATTCAAGAACCGTGTACATTGGTTCGTTTCGTCCAGTCTTTTTAGTTCCTTCTAATTCTCTTTCCTTCTTTTCTAATTCGTTGTTAGTATCCATTCCTGGTGGTGCAAGTTCTATGTCAGAATAGAAACCATTGACTTGTTGTTTTCTTAAATCGTTTTCAGAAATTTTTAATGTGTGGATGATTGCTTCCGCATCGTCTAATGAGGTAGCCGTATACGGAACAATCAAATCCTCAGCGGGTATAAATTTAGACACCGCTCTTCCCAATAGCTGATCGTAATAAACTTTTTTAAAAGTTGATCCTGCTAATGGTAAATGAAATAACATGGAATCAAATTCAGGTTCGTACTCTGTCATTTGATCCATGATTAAATAGTTCATGAAATCTTTAACACGTTGTGATTGTTGTTCTACAGGTGGACTTGATACACCGATGATCTGTGTTCTTACTGGTCCTTCTGCAGGTAATAATTCTTTGTAAGCTTGTGCTTGAAACTGTGTGACTGCTTCAGCAAGAACTGGGTGTGTTGCACCTGAAGCTCCTTGAAACGGTTCTGTTCTGTTTTCGTATTT